TGGAAGATTCAGAGCCTGTCTTGATGGCTTCGGAGATATCATTTTCTACATTGAATAATGCAATGGCTGCACCGGCAATCCCAATTAATTTAGTCCCAAATCTCGAAACAAATCCAGCAAGCTTGGCGCTCCTTCCGGCAGCAGCAACACTCTTCGTTACACCTTTTTCCACCGCACCAGATGTTGCAATTCCTTCTTCGACTCCTTCAGCTATTTTCGTGCTTTGAACTGGTTTTGACATTTTTTTCTCAGCACCTGCTGCAGAACTTCCAACACCGACATAGGAATTACTTGCGAGCGTCTTCGCCTCGGCAAGAGATTGATACTCAAGCGTGAGCGCCTTTACTTCTGCCTGCTCTTCTGCAACCTTAGACCCGAATCCGCCAAAAACGGTGGCCAGTTCCTTCAGCTTGAGCGTGAAATTTATAATTTTGTCAGCAACCCATATCTTGCCTAGTATAGTGGCTACATCGAGAATTACATCACGATACTTGAGTGCAATTTCAGCAACAGTCAACAGTTTTCTAGCAACGGACCCCACACCATCAGCCATGACCTTGACATCTTTCTGAAAATCCTTCTGCCCGAATAACTCTCCTAATTCCTTGGTTGCCTCAGTCATGTACGGAAGCAATTCAGCACCGAATTTGATTTCAAGATCTTCCCATGCCTTCTTAAATTTTTCATTGTTGGCCTGAGCAGTTTCCGAGTTCTTTTCCGACAGTGTCTGTACGTACTTGCCCTTGTCTGCTGCTTCCTGTGTCCTTTGAGTAAGTTCACCTAACCTTTGAGAATTCTCGGCAAGAATCATTCCCGCCTGTTGTCCAGTTGTTCCGAACAGACTGTTGAAAACGGCGTTCTTTTGAGTCTTGTCCATTGACTCGGTGTGCTTCTGCAACACTCCCATTATGTCCGTCATGGATTTGAGATTTCCGTTAGCGTCAACCATCTCTTCCTTTTTAATTCCAAGATTGTCAAGCACTGAGTTCTTCTTGCCGATTGCCTTAACGGCAGACACCAGTGAGTTGATAACTTGGCGCAGACCTGTACCAGCCTTGTCTGCTTCCAAACCATTATTACTCAAAACACCCATGGCACTTGCCGTTTCAGACAAACTGAATCCCGCCTGATGAGCTGTAGCCGATACATAAGACATCCCGATGCCTAGAGACTGGAACGATGTTGATGTAACGTCAGCAGAGTAAGCCAAGGTGTTGACGGCCTTCTTGGTCTGCACCGTCATCTCCTTTGTAGAACTTAGTTGTTTACCGTTCTTGTCAACGGTCATTCCAAATCCTTCAAGAGTCTGCGACGCAACTTCGACGACATCGGAGAAATCATCCCCCGAAGCAATGGAACCTTGAAGTTCGGTGTTCATTGCACCAATTGCCTGTTTGCTTGTATAGCCGCGCTTGACAAGTTCTAGATAAGCGTCAGCGATATCTTTTTGAGACTTCCCGTATTTCAGTGAGTATTTCTCTCCGTCAGACTGCATGATTGCAACTGCTTTGGTTGCCTCGACGACGCTTTCCCCGCCCGTCACCAGGTTGTTTTTGATAACATTATATTGGCTGTTAAGTTCAGATGCTTTTTCTGCACCTTTGCTTAGAGAACTTGCAACTGCGGCAAATGCGGTCGTTCCAACCATTGCTGCGGTTTTAATTTCATCAAATGACCTTTTAACTGACTCTTTTAATCGAGTACAACCATCGCTAAACCGATTTAATGATTGTGGCCACATTTTTGTAACCTGTATCTGTTTTCTGATTTCAGCCTCATTCTGCCTGTAGCTAAGGCTAAGATCTTCTACTTTAGCTTTCTGATTCTGATATTCACGAGATGTTTCACCGGAAGCCCTTGCCGTTTCCTGAAGAAGCAGTTTTTCCTGTTTCAACTGAATTTCAAGTGATTTCCGAACGCTTTCCAACCCTTTCAGCTTTGCCCTGGCGGCTTCATTTGTCCGTCCCTCGGTTTCAAGAGCATGAATGTATGAGGTGGTAATGTCCGTCACTCTCGACGTTGCGTTGCGGACTTCGTCAGTCCTCTTAGTCAGCGTTTCAAGATTTCGTATTGCCTGAAGGTGAAGCTGATTCTCCTGAGAACTAATCTGGCGTGCCTTTTCCTGCTGGGCAGTCAAACTGTTAATTGCCCTTTTGGCAGCATTGATCTGGTTTTCGTATCTAAGCCACGCCTTCTGACCTTTATCGGTGTCAGTATTAAGCCCCGACTGTTCTTTTCTTAAACGTTCAATAAGCACATTCTGTGCCTTAATTGCATTCTCGGCATCCGTAACCTTATTGGCATATGCTACCATTACGCCCTCGCCTGCTCGAATCTCTTCAAAGTTGGTGCGCATTGCATTCTTCAGTGCATAAGCTTCCTGCTTGATTGTTTGTAACTTACGGCCAACACCGCGGTCATCAAGGTCGATTGAAAATGTATAACCTTCGATTTTAGGCATTTAGCTCCCCCCTTTCATCAAAGATCTTGCAAACTCACCGGCATCAACCACACGCTCTTCACGTGGCCGTGAAACCAGTGCCGTCTGCATGTCAGAATAAGAAGAATTATAGTAATCTTCCGGTAAAACACCGTTTTCAGTAAGCAGCTGCTTAGCCATGTAGTCAATATCATCGCTTAGCTGCCTTAACTGAAGATTCATTCTTCTTCTTGCTTTTTTGGGTCTTCAGTCACCTCATCACCGTCATCATTGAGCGACCCCATGTCAATGCCCAGAAACTGACGTGCCATCTCACGAAATACATCGTACTGGTCGGAGAACGAAGCCTCATCAAGTTTCTTCCGCTCCGTCTTGCTGAGCTCCAGCATGTCTTCCAGAATGTCCGGAACCTTATCGACAATGAAGTTCATCAAGGAGATTGGATTTTCATCCAGCTCAAGTAAATTGTCATTCCATTCGGTAAAATTCCTGATAAACTTCTTCACGTTTGCGTTTGAGTCAATCAGTTTCCAGTTCTTTTCAGGGAAGCCGAGAACGGTGCCATCAATCTTTACTACCTTTGCCATTTATTAAACATCCTTTCTGTAATTCGTCTCACATCTCTCGTCTCTGTCTGATCAACTAGTGTGATTCTGGAACTTGCGGTTGCTGAGTATCATCTTTGATGAATGTCTGTGCAGAGCCGAAAACCTCGTCAAACATCTTCTTCATGCTGAAATCCTTTGCGCCTTCATAGTAAATCTTGTATGTCTTGTTGCCAAGCGCGGGAGAAGCAAGTGCAGTAAATGTCATCTGCTCAGTTTCTCTAGTCTGAGCCGTGTCAGTGTTGGACTGAACATTCTGCTGAGTTTCGTTGAAAACACCACGAGGAAAGGCGAAATAGATTGCCTTGTTTTCGATTTCGTCGTGAGACGCAACGATAAGAGCACTCTCTACGGTATCATCAGTATCGACATAACCGCCATTCGAAAGCTTGCGACCAAGCAGTGCCTGCTTGACCGCAACGTTAATCTGGTTGTATGTCAGTGCTACGGACGGTGCAGACGGTGGATTACTTACATCCACAAGAGCGTCATTGCCGTAAACCTTTGTAACCGTGCCCGAAAGACCCGTGATGTTGGCGGTCGTTGCACCAAGGTTACCGTTCTTCTTCGATGTATCAATTTCGTAGACGCCGGTTTCAGAAATTCCGCCCTTGTCCACGCCGACGATGACGTTCCCGTCTTCGCCCTTGATTCCTACATAAGTTGTATATAAACCTACTACAGCCATTTTCAGACCTCCATTTTAATGTTGAACTTAAGTGTGTTAGTAATGTTCCTGCTATCCAGGCTCAAGACATGTCCAGCATCGGAGTAACAGTACACTCCGTTGTCTCTAAGTACCTTCTTCAAGTTCTGTTCCAGTGCGTTCATGTCTTTTTCATAATCTTTAGGATAGTAGAAATCAATCTGTATCCGTTTATTAGCATATAGAATATTGTCGTTGCCATAATCATCACCCATTCCCGGTTCTTCTGTAATCAGCACAATCACATCGGAACCTGCAGAATCGTCCACGTAGAACGTGCAGATATCATCTGACTTAAGACCTGGAATTGAATCAATGTTATCAGCAAGAATTCCATAAACATATGCGGCAGGTGTCATTTGTCACTCACCTTCCTTGCAAAGGCATCTTCCAGAGATTGCCTGATAGCTTCCTGTATTCTGTCCTTTGAGGCAACCTCGGCCTCCTCCCAGAAATGCTTACCCGGAACGTGTTTGTGACTGTATCCGTTGCGGTCAGTCGCTATCCAGCCATCATTTTGGAAACGTGCAATATAGCCACGCTTTGACTCATCCGAGTAGCCGACGTCAACACGGCCACTCGGCTCTGTAATGACGAGCACCGCATCTTGAATATGGGGTGTCCCGTCATGGTATATCCTATCAGAGCGAGGTGTCTTCGCCTTAAGTTCTGCGGCAAAGATGTCAGCACCGGCCTTATTGGCACGTTTCCTGTCCTCCAGTGTCAGCCCTTCGGCCAATCTGGTAAGCACTCCTTCAAATGACTCTTCGTGACCGATTGAGTTAACACCGTTTGAGTTACCCATTCTTATCCACCTTCTTCAGCGTAATCAAGTCAAATCCGACCGGCGGAATACCGTCATCTTCCTTGATGTTCACAATGTCGTAAACTTCGCCTTTGATTTGTACCTTGAACTTGTCGCTCAAGATATGGTTGTGACGAACGAAGATGACCATCGCTATGCTTTGGTCAATGCCGTGGTATGCAATGCTATCGGCCATTGACAGGGAATACTCTCCGTACCATACGGAGAAGTCGGGAACAACCCCCTGAATCGGACGTCCTGTGTTGGGATTTTTCCTGTCTGTTGCTCCCATATGCCCAAATGCGGCCTTACCCCTCATCCGGCTTGGATTGAGATTCTTCAAGTGCCGCCACCTCCCCGCGCATCTGTCCTATAAGCGAATTCATAGTTGCGTTGATTGTAGTAACCGAGCCTGTAAATGCTGTCATGCGATACATATAGTACGTTGACGCAAGCGCAAGAACGGCCGTGTCAAACCGCCCGTTGTTATCGTAATAGCTTGCGTCATCGGCCCCAACAGCATTCATGATGAATGACGAAGCGGCATCAAGATAGCCGGTCAGCAGTTCATCATCAACAGTATCATCAACTCGCAGTGAATCCTTCAATGTCTCTAAGCTAACCGCCATCTAAATCACCTTCTAATTGCCTGCCGAAGCAGCAAAGTTGGCGCTTTGGTCAGCAATTGCCTTGAATGACCCCGGAACAAACGCTTCGGCATCGGTTGAGGCGACATCAAAGCGGTCAATGACACGAATCTTGGTCGTATCCGTTTCGAACGCTCCACCACCGATATTAGTTGTCATAAGAGACATAGCCTGACGGTCAAAGAGTGTGACCGCCTGCTTGAGGTCACCGAAGTAGAGCGGGTGTGATCCAGTATTATCGGCAAGCCAACGGTCTGAAATCTCAATCACACGGTAGCCGTCAATTGTGTATTTGCCCGGTTCAGTGACGTCACGCTGCATAAGATAGTCACCCATTGCATTCTTGACCTTGCGCAGAGCGTTCATGCCGGAAGAGTTGGTCATGAAGACCGATGTTGCCTTGATGGCAGGGTCAACAGAGTTTTCAAGGTCAATGATGTCATCCCACTTGGCCAGTGTCGGCTTCTTCTCGAAAGCAGCAATCTTGGTGAGAATAGCCTGATTACGTGTTACGACAACCTTCTTGGCAATCCAGCCGGTCAGCCAGGCGAGAATGTTCTCTGCCGTGTCTGTAAGCAGCGTATTTGTGGCCGTAGTAATGCCGGCATAGCGCTTAATGACATACTTGACCGTTGTGAGCTTTGGGTCGTCATTGTCGCCAATCTTCCCGTCTTCCGTATCAATCGAAGCAAGAGGTGTGACATCAGACCACTTTTCGTAGACACGGGAACCTGTGGCCGTACCGACATTCTCAACGTTGACGTAGTTCTGGAGTGCATCATACTGGCGGACCAGAGCGTGGATAGTCGTCTGCACGTCCTCCGGAATCGTCAATCCTGCAGCTGAACCGGACGTATCAACAGTGGAATCAACCTTATTGAACACCTTTACGCCTGTAACCATATCCTTGAAATCTGATACGAACTTGTTCTTGAGTGTTTTCTCATCGGCAGTCAGCGGCTCCCTGTCCTCTGCCTTCATGTTTGCGACCTGTTCCGCTCGGGCGTCGGCATATGCCTCTTCTGCCGCGTCCCGAACTACAACAGCCTTTGACAATTCATCCTTGACGGCCTTGAGCTCGTCTGCAGAATGCGAATCTGCATCCTTCTTCAGGTCAAGAATGAGGTCGGCGCGCTTATCTTCGAGCTCCTGTACCTTTGCGCCGGCTTCATCAAAGGCCATCTTCAATTCGTTAACGTTCATTACGTGCATTGCTTTACTTCCTTTCTACTAAAAAAGCAGGTCAATCTTGGCCTGCAGCTCCTTCTTTCCAACAATTTCCGCGTCTCTATTTTCAGCAGTTTTTTTCTGCTTTTCATAGGCTTCTGCGCTTGCCATGGCCTTCTTCCATCTGTCCACAACGGCTCGGCTGACCTGTGGATAACCGATAGAGTTAAGTACGGGCTCTCTTGGCCTGCCAAAGTCCATGACGTCATCAGCAAAACCGTAGTCGACCGCCTGGTTTGCAGTAAGCCACGTCTCCTTGGCCATCATGTTTGACAATTCCGACTTGTCGAGCCCTGTCTTGGCAACATATGCATTCATGATTGAATCATCAATTCCGTCGAGAAATTCTGACGTATGAGCCATATCATCAGCGTTGCCGTCAGCAATCGTCCACGCTTTGTGGATCATGATCTGCGCCGTAGGACTAATATGCACTACATCGCCGGCCATTGCGATGACTGACGCAGCTGACGCGGCAAGACCCTGAATGTTAACCGTAACCATGCCCGAATGCTGTGACAGCAGCGTGTAAATCTCTGACGCGGCAAACACGTCACCACCGTTCGAATTGATGTTGACCTCAACTTCATCGGCACCGTCAAGCAGAGTAGAGACCTTGCCCGGATATACCGCATCCCATCCTATCCAGTCATAGAACTTACCTGTATCGTTATCAACAATATCCGCCTTGACTTCAATTACTGTCATTGTCTTCACCTCCCTTCAAGATTCCCGAGTATTCAGGCATGTCTTCCGGGAAGTAGCCGGATTTCTGCAGAATGTATCGTGCCTGGTTGCCGTCAATGGCGTTGGTCTTGACCATCTCGGAAATCTTTGTTGCATAGCCATCACCCAACGGATCAACAGCAGGGCGCAAATCAGCAGTGAACCGACAGTTCAGCTTGTTGTTCAACTCTCCGAGAATCGTCCCCATGTAGCGGTTAAGAGCGTTCGTGTACATTCCCTTGATTTGGTCAAGTGATGACTGCTGATCACCCTGTCCGTTCAGATAACTGTCCGGTATCCCGTATACCTTGGCAATCTGATTAGCCGTCCAGTCAGTCTGATTGAGCAGTGCCGACACATCGGACTTGATTTCAAGCGGCTTGTAGTCTTCAAGGTCATCAAGCACCACGGGACCATAATTAGATGACTCCTGCTGTGCCATAAAACGCCTTGACCGAGCGGCTTTCTGTTTCTCATTAAGCAGGCCGCCCTTCTTGATGGTCAGAATGCCTGGCGATACTATTGCCTGTTTAAGCGCAGTCAATGTCAGATTCGTGTTGGCCTTCTTGATTGCCATCTCCGAAGACAGTGACGCAAGCGGAGAGATGCCAGTCTTGCCGCCGTTTCTGCTGATAAGCCGGAAGTGCAGCATGTCAGACTGGGGAATCGAGTTGACAATTCCGATTCCCGGCTCGTCAAACGTGACGTTATAGACAAGTGAAGAGCCGTCATCCAGTTCGAAAACGTCAACCTGTGACGGTCTGAGATACTCCCACCTCAAGTCAACCCCGTTTCTGTTGCGCCATCGGTATACATAGGCTTCTCCGCCTAGTAGTAGCTGCAGGAAAACAGACTTCCAGAACAGATGGCCGTTTGTCATGGTTGACGGATTGTCAATCATACCCTGCATTCTAGATGCTGACGCACGTATTCTAGATGTTGCGAGGTCGCCTGAAATGAGGTTGACGATTGCGAAGACATCGGAATTATGCAGTGCTTCACGTGCTGAAACGTATACGCTCTCTGTTTTGCATCTCAAGAAATCCGTTACTGTATACTCATCTGAATCGGGAACGGACATCAGATTGAAAATCGGCATTGTTAATCACCCCCTTTGCCGGCAACAGCCTCACTCAAAAGTCCTAGAATAATGCATGCAAAACCTGTGGCAAATATTCCCGCAGTTGCGTTCAGCCGAAAAAAGCCCCATACGAAAAAGACGATTGCCGCCACGTAGAAAATAACGTCAATCGCCTTCCAGATAAGCTTAAGAATGATGATTACCACCCCCTTAGATAGTGTCACTGTCCTCACTGTTGAACCAGTCGAGAACGTCCTGTTCCGTCATCAAGTCAACTTGATTGCTCTTGTCGTTTGCTATACCGAAATCC